CCAAAGAATTTATGCGGTATCTTTACAGGAGTAATAGATACAAAAGGTACTTTATCTATTTCATCATTCTGTAGAACTTTGTCACCGACGGTGCAAACTTTTCTTAGTTCCGCAATACCGTCACCATCGAAATCTGTTTTCAGAAAACTTTCATATAGCCAGTAATTGGTCAGAGCCTCTTCGGATGAAAGATCACCCTCCAAGAATCCAAAATTAGAACTATTATCACGCCCGAATCTGGCTTGCCTTTCTCCAGTAAATTCGACCATGTCTTCGCCACCAGAACTCAAATCTTCTGGAACTAAGTCCTCATCGGGATACATCTCCCTAAGTTCAGATAAAGTCTTCTTTACCCGGTGGCAAACGAATCTGGAATCCTGTATGCTCTTGGCTTCCCTGGCAATGAGGAATTCTGAAGGCGGAACATTTTCTATCTTTATCCGACCATCGTAACTCTTCCTTTTAATTACGACATCGTGATAAGGCTGACCATCCTCTATATTTTCAGTATGCTCAACAACCTCGACATCATCATCAGATATCAGAGACATCAAGGCCATTTCATCTAAATTTCGATACTCTTCCCGCTCTTCTTCTTCGTACTCATCCCACCAGACTTTTACTATTCCATTCTTAGATAACAATGCATCTGTGAACCAAGAGTAAAGAATTTCCCAGCCCGGATTATCTTTTGTAAAGACATAATTAACGTAATCCGTAGCCTGTTTAGCCATTGGAACGTCTTCCGGCCCATGAGGATTGAACTTAACCATTTCATCCCCAGACGCAAACACACGCATCAGCGATGGTTTAATCCACTCTATAGTATCCTGTACGGTAGAATCAACAAACTGACTTCGGCCTTCTACTTCATTGCCGAAAGGCTGACCATAGTAATATTCCATAGCCTGTTCCCTCTGCCTCGATATCTCATCATCGTAGCCAAGAGCGTCGGTTATTTCATTCCTGATCCTGCCTAACAGTTCGTCTTCAGTAATTTTTTCGTGTGCCATTAAACGATTCCATAATTCCTATATGTTACGTCTGCTGTCCATGAGGGGTCTTCCCCTGCTACAGCAAAACGCTGGGATTGAAACGCATATCTTGTTGCGCTCATAAGGTCATCCCGTAGAGGAACCACCTTTCCATCTTTTCTATGATACATCCTGAACTCTTCAAACCAATCTCCAAGGGTGTTAAATACTTTAAACTTTCCTGCTTCTACTTTTTGCAGCATAGCCATTAACCCTTCCTCAATTGAGTTTGAACCTTTGTTCACGCCCAATGCCGGGGGATTGGTAAAATGCTCCAACAGGAAGTTGCATCCTAAGTTCCTGTACTGATCAGCTAGTCCCGGGTTCCCCATACTATCCCTGCGATTGCCGTCATGTGGGTAGGCTATGGGAATGAAATGCGGCCTCATTTTTATATTTTGCGCGTGTACCGTGGGACTTGCTTTGGAAGCTCTGTAGCAATCGTAGATATAAAAGGTTTCGCTCTCGTTGTCTACAGCACACCAAACTAATGCGGTGGGGTGATCCCAACCGAAATCTATCGCAGCTATTCTGGGCCAATGATCCTCTATCATTATTGGATCAATCATTATATCTTCTTCTGATATAGGGAAGACAAGGCCAGAGCCGATAGAAGGTCTTCCGTATCTACGCATCTCCCTCTCATGCGGGGAATACGCGGAGAGAATCTGTGTCATAACAGTCTCGGAGAGGTGACCGCGTTCCCCTTTCATGGAGAATATTCTTTCAGACGCATCATCCCATGTAGCGTTAGTCAGGGATTGGCCGGGCTGGATACGGTTCATAAAGGAAGCTACAGTTTCTGTCATTCCATTTTCAGGCGTGAATGTCATGTAAACCATACCTCGTCTATCTAGCGTCCTCGTCACCGCTTGGCTGTATAGCTCACGGCTAGGCTCTTCATCCAACCAGACACAATCTACTGATCTGCCCTGCCACTTCTCAACGCCCATTTCGTAGGCTTTGAAGAATAAAGAAGAGTTCCCACCGCTAACATGGCGCACTAAGGCAACCGATTTGGCGTTAGGAACACCGGGTTTGCGTTCGGTTTTTACTATTGTTTTTTTAGGCACTGCGCCTGAACCGAAGGCTTCCGGGTCATCTGGGGAACCCAATAACTCCGCCTGTACAATGTCTCTTGTCGTCTCGTTTGATACTCCGCCACACCACGCAGTAATGGGCTGAGTATATCTCCTTCCTTTCCACCACTTGGGATATAGCCCAGTAAGGTGGTATGCTACCTCTGCTGCACCACAATAGGACTTACCTATTCGGTTAGCAGCCATTAGCAGACGTTGATTGCAATCTGCACCAGTTTCGTGGAAGTTCTTCTGGTAGGGGTAGGGATCGTAGAAGTCGATCTTGTTAAACCGTTCCCTCTGCCTGATCTCCCTAGCTATCTCTACCGCTTGTTCTAACTCTGTTCTGGTATGCGCCATCTCTATATCTTTGCTCAGATACTTCAACCCCGCTTCTGACTAGCTTTGATTGCCCTCATTTGTTTTAATGCCCTCTCTCTGGTAGGATAGCACTTGCCGGATTTACCCCATTTCCAACCCTTTTTACCGCTCTTTAGGTTGCATCTTTGTATTGGCATATTACTTTAAACTCATTATTGATGGGGCCTTTCTCCAGCGCCCACCCTTTAGAATCATATTTTGATACATCGAGGGAACGGTTTCCCCCTTTTGAATATTCTCAAGCATGGTAATTAGTCTAAGTTTTCCCTTACTATCTGTAATGTTAGACCATGAGGTAAGACCAGACCCTATAGTTTCTCCCGCTCTCCCCGTTTTGCCTATCATTGGATAGTGATGGTCTATAGTCATCCTATATATGAGGGGGGTTCCATCCCTAACTTCTTTTAATTTTATTTTAAATAGTTGCTCTTTAAGTTTTGCTAACTCTTTATCAGAAATATAAAAACTCCCACCCCTGTCTACTTCTCTAGTCCTCATGTTTTGAACAACACTATTAACCCTATCTCTTGCCATTTGTTTTTGCAAATTTTCTGGAAGACTCTCAGTTCCAGATTTTTCAATCATTTCTCGTCTAGCGGCGGCTTGCGTAGATTTTTTCTGAGTATTTCGACTTAGTGTCTGGAATCTCCATTCATCATCAGTATGATATCTATACTGCATCCTTAAATTATCTTTATAATTGGGATTAGATGGATTAGTTAATTTTACCCCCATTCTTCCAAGAATGGTTTCTTTCATTTCCCTTTCAACCGGATCGTAACCAATCTCTATTGCATTTGCTTGCTGGTAATTATAATTACCGTACTTCCTGGGGTCTTGCATTTGTCGTACACTTTTTGTATTAATACCCTTCTTATAACCCTTAGATTTAAGACGATCAGTCATAAACTTTGCTATGGGAACTGCCGTTTTTATACCTAAATCCTTGGCCTCCTGAAATAGCTCCTTTAAAGCAGCACTCTTTAGTGGTAATGTGGCAGCACTTAATGCCATAGTTCCTAACTTTGTTCCAGGTAACATTTCTAACGCACTCCATACTGGTGTGCTGGTAGCTATAGCATCTTTCGATAACATGGGATTACGCGCACCTAATTCCCTATAAGATTGTTCTGTTGCGTCAGCCATTTGTGGTTTGGCGGCGGACCATATAGAATATGGGTTTAATCTACTTTCTAATAGATATTCAGAACGCTTATCTTTTTTTCTTCTAGTTTCCCATATATTTTGGACTGTATCGTCTAGATCAATATTAAGGTCCGCATAGGGATTAAGCAAGCCAGCCACATCAGTTCACCAGATCAGGTATTTCCGATATGGAGCTAGACCCTGTTAAGGCCTCCAGTTCTCTCTTGAGTTCATCAGTAGATGCAGTCTCCACATGGGAAATTTCTGTTTGGACCTTCTCGGTCGGTTTGAGGCCAGCCCTGTCCAGTATATCCTTTACTGCTCCAAGTCGCACAGACTCGCTCTCAGCGCCTTCAGAAAGGGTTTTAAGCTGGGTCAAGGCACCGGGTACGCAATCCATTATCATCTTCTTGGTGCGCTCCTCAATCTGAGTCTCAAACTGGTTTTTTAGCTCATGTCCTCTTTGCTTAGGATGGGAGTAACCAGCGGTGGACGCAGCTTTAGCGGCATTACCGTGTAGGCAATACTGTTCAATAAATGTTTCTTGCTTTGCTGTTCTCATATAATACCATGTTTCCTTAGTCTATGCATTGGGGGCAGATGTATTTTTCTCTTGAGTAGGTGCCATCTTGGATCGGGTGGTAATATATTCTCTTCTATCTGGACCTCTTTAACACCCCTCTTTGATCCGGCCTTAACTCTTTCAGTGCCAGGAACTATCGTATGTTGAGGATAATTACCCTTCCCAACAGCGGTAGAGCTTTTATATGATCTCTCAGTAAGACCAGCGCCAGCTTGAGCGGCTTCCTCTACAAAACCTTTTTCAACCTGTCTCATAGCCCCACCAGTTTTAGCAAACTTAGTAGAGGTATGAAAAGGATGTATGTCTAAAAATAGTCTATTTGTATCTGATCCAATATCTAGCGCCCAATCTATTGCTTTTTTACCAGTGCCTTGCTTCATTTGATCCCAAAATACATAAGCACCTTCCAGTGGATTATGTTTATTTATGATCATTCTTACTGGCATTGTGGCAAGTAATGTATCGGTAGTCAAAACGTGTTGTGAAACGCTTATATTTTGACCATCATCGAATATGTTCTTTTCAAGCTCATCCCTGTTATATAGCCTTTTCTTCGGCCTGGATGCTCTCCACATTGCATATTCGTATGCGCTTGATCTCCCTCCTGGTATATCAGGCTTCCTGCTATTCCATTCCTTAGTGGCTTTATTGAATGATTTTATCAGGTCCATATTTTTGGACATAATACTGCTGATAATCTCATCCTTGGATTTTACTCCACCCTCCACCAACCTCTTAACTTCGTTTACAACTGGTAATCTTCCTTTCCACGCAAAAATGCCCCTAGTCTCGAAACTTTTTTGCCCCTGATTTGGGCCTGATCTAAAATAGTTAGCAGATTCAAGATTATATACACCCGGTGATCCTTTAGCGCCTACATAATACCCGTCACTATTAATTTTAAATGAAACTGGTGATCCTATATGGATTGGCTTAGTGGAAATATGTACATTATGACCAGCTAAATCTAGCTCTTTAGCGATATGTGGAGAAACATGGCTAGAGAACATTTCAGACGGCATATCTGTTACATCGTCCAGAAGATTCTTTATTACACCGCCATCCCTGCTGATTTCCCTTATTGTGGTATAAGTCTCCCTTGGGAATATAGAGTCACCAAGAATCTCCCTTAATTTTAAGGTTATAGGATTCCGTGGATGGAACTTTTCCATTATAGACTGAACATAGGCTGGATTGGCTTGCCATAGGTCCGAAAACCCCTCATTCGTAATACCAGCCTTTTCCAACTGAGCCATTTCATCCTTTATATGTTGAGGTATAACAGCCCTATCCTTTCTATTCTTTATTGCAGTTCTAGCCATGTCTAACCCATGACCTAATTTTGCAAACTGATGAGAATACCAATCCCTTAAACCCTTTCCTTTTAGGGTCGGGCTTCCATACTTTTCCTGGGTACGCCTATTGATTATCTGCGATCTGGCTAAATTACCGACATTCAGCCTATTCTCACCAACAAACTCTGCCGCTGGATTTACTATATCCTTTTCAGGTAATGCTTTCTGAGCGACCTTAGCACCACCCATAATAGTAGAGCCAGCAATGGGCTTTGCTACAGCAGCTCCTGCTCTAGCAACTGGTCCTGCATAGGGGGCTGTGGATAAACCAGCTAATGCCAGATCACCAACACTTACATCCTCACCCTCAACGTGTTTCTCAAGGGGGTCGGTCAATATACCCATCATTTGACCAGCTAATTTAGGGGCAATAGATTGCTGAGTCATAGGCTGATCAGAAACCCAATCACGGTAAGCCCTAGAGCCTTTTCCTATAGTGGAATCCAAGAACTTCCAGAAAGAACCTGGGTCTTCAGTGGCATCTATAGCGGTGGTGTTCCATATCTCCGCTAATTCGGACGGAACCTTTTCCATTTCTTCAGATGAAAACGAATGGCCAAGTGTACCCTGGCCCATCCGAATCATATATTCCCGTATTGCTTTCTTTAATGTATCCATCAGTAAACGCTTATGTTAGTGTAAAATACCCTTTGGTGAGTGAATACAATATATATATATATAAAAAAAGTAAATGGGGGTCCGTCTGGGTCGTCACGCGCGCGGTCTTTCTTTGATCTTCAGTCGACGTCATATCGTCGCGACATCGACGCCATTACGCGGTCATTGTCTAGTCCAATATTGCGCCACTAATAGTATGGTCCGAATCGATTGGTCTGGACTGCTGTGTGTGTGTAGACTTGCGAT